GAATGTCGTTGAACTCGCCGCCGACCGGCTTCCCCTCAGCGTCATACGCGATGTCGGCGCCGCCCAGGGACTCGGGCGCGCTCGGAGGCGCCGCGAGCTGGTCCGCGAGACTCACGCGGCTTCCAGTCGAGCGAGCCGCCAGTCGCGGAAGCCTTTCAGCCCGATGTCGCACCCCTCGGACGCGATAACGCGGCGCAGGGCCGCATGCGTCCACTCGGGGTTCCTCACGGCGGCGTCGAACGCGGCACGGTCAGCTTCGTTGAGACCTTCCCGCCACGTGTCGACCTTGCTCTTGAAGCCGTGCCGCGTCTTCGGCGGCTCAGCGAGAAGATCCTTCAGTGCCATGCGGGCACCTCCCTACGAAATGTGTCCCCGCCGCCCGTGCGCCAGTCGGTCGCGCAGTCGCCGTTTTGGCCCTCTCGCGGCCCCGCCCGGCGTGCTGCTGTGCAGTCCACGTTCCGAACGGCGACGGTCCTTGAGGTCGCGAACCGGGCGCCTATAGTGAGGGCGACCGGCGGCGGGGAAGAGTGAGCGCCCCGGCCGAGGGGCAGCGCGGCCGGGGCGTGCGCAAGCTGCCCGATGGGCAAGAAAAAAGACCCGGTGTCCCCGTGGGACTTCCGAGTCTGCTCGCGCTAGCGCTTAGCTTAACACACGATCCGGTCACGGAATGACACGGATTAGTGCGCCCCCAGCGCTTCGACAGGTGCCGGGTAGAACACGAACGCCTTGATGCCGTTCTGTCCCAGCTTCGCGTTCAGGTGCACGGCGCGGCGCGAGACGTCCGCGTACGTGCCGGTCATCGTCTCCACCTCGAAGGGCGGCTCGACGATGTCGGGCTCGGCCGGCACCCACGGGTCGACGTGTTCCCCGGCGAACCACTGCGCGCCGAGCTTCGCGTCGAACCGCATCATGCGTGTGATCTCGAGCGAGTACACGCGGCCGTCCGCGACAGCCCCCTCCGGCCACTGCGACTCGTCTCCGATGTCGATCTGCTGTTCCATGGTCTGCCCCTTCTTGCGGCCACCGCGGCGGCCGTTCTCTCGTGCCGTCTTCTCGGCTTCCAGCAGGTCGGACTCGCGCACGCGACCGAGTGTGAACGTCAGCCACCCTTTCGATTCCCACCGCCGGATAGTGCGGATGTCGCGGCCGACACGCACAGCGGCGCCGGCCCTGTCGAAGATCGCCATCGTCCCCTTACGGAAGGATCGCGGCGCCGAGCACAACGCCGACCGTGAAGAATGCGGCGGCCGAGATCCGCACCGCCCAGATGAGCCTGCGCCCTCGGCGCAGTGTGTTGATCGTCATCGCTCTCCCTCCAACCGCGTGATCTCGTCCTGGACGTACCAGATGGCCTTCCGCAGATCCTCGACCTGCTTCGCTCGATCGTCGCGCCCCTCGTCACGCTTCAGCCCCGCCCGCCAGAGATACTTCAGCGCGTTGCCGACATTGAAGTTCCGATGCCGGGTGATCGTGATGCACTCGACTCCGGACGGATCCGACGTGTAGTGCGCGGGATGCTCAACAGCATCATCCGCACCTTTCCGCGTCGGCGCAGCCCCCCGCCTATGATCTCTCTCGAGCGCCGCTTCGATCAGCGGCCAGTGCATCACCGAGGACCACGTGCGGCGCACCTTCTGCCCGTCAGTGTCGTGCTCGTCGAACCCGACCGGCGTCAGGCTCCCGGCCACGACCCGCACGGGGTCGTAACCGAACGCGCGCATGAGCTGGCACGTCTCCTTCTTACTCTCCACCAACAGCGCCATCATCCCTCCCCACCAATTCGACCGTTCACGAGGTCGTCGATCGCGTCCGGCCGGAACCCCGACCACTTCCCGAGATAGACGCCTTGCCGCGTCACCACGACAACAGGCGCTTGCTGGAATCCGAGTGTCCGCAGGTAGGCGACGTTCTCGGGCGTCGTGGCGTCCACCTCGGCGAACGTCACGCCCTTGTCCGTGAGCGCCGCCTTCGTTGCCGTGCATGGGCCGCAGCTCGGCTTCGTGAACACGCGCACCTCGAGCGTCGCATCGGGCTTCCGTCGATCGATCGCCTCTACCCACTGCGTCGCGACCGCGGCGACCTGGATCAGCTCAGTTCGCAGCTTCGCGGCATTCGCCTCGGCGAGCGCCTCGAAGACTTCCTCGAGCAGGATGTCGGTCCACGTGCCGGGGCGATCGCCACCGTCGATCGAGAACCGCCAGTCGGTGCGGCCCTTCAGCATGTCGCGGATGAGGTGCGCTTCGTCGTCGTCCGCGATCCCGGTCGCGGTGTTCGCGAAGAGCGGCGTCGAGTCCGGCCCGGTTCCGTCCGGGTGGTTCTGCTCGCCCCACTTCATCGTCTGTCGCTCGCGCTCGGCGGCGACTTCGTCCAGAACGGTCAATCGGCCGCCTTCGCCTCGAGCACCTCGGCAAGGTGGAGGGTCGCGTGCGCTCCCGCTCGTGCGGCGAACGCCGTCGTCGCTTCCGCGGTGTACCGCATCGTCGCGGCCTCTGAGAGCAACCGTTCGGCCTCGCTCTTGTGATCCATCTTGTGCCCTTCGCATCTTGTCTGTGTGCCGCTCATGCGGCCTGTTCGTGCTGCCTGCATCTGACCGAGCAGCACACGGCGTCTCGACGCGCATCCGCGGGGATCGGCCCACGGCACCATGCGCAGGCTCTCACCGCTTCAGCAGCTCCCGCCACGGCGCCTCTATCGTTGCGTCAGCGAGCGCACGCTCGAGTGCCCGCCGACTGACACTGAACGTGATCCGCTCCCTGATTCGATCCCAGGCGTCGCGCCGCTCGAGCCTCAGCTCGACATTGCCGCTCGGCTTGATCTTGATCTTCACGCGATTGCGCATCATGCCGCCTTCCCCTCTCGTCGGCTGAACGCTTCCGCCCACAACCCGTCATCGTCGTTCGGCGGCTCCCAGCCGCACTTCTCGCACCTGTACCGCGTCTCTTCGCCGGGCGTGGCCGGAGGCGTCACCTTCACGGCCCGAAGCGCGCACGACGGAATGGGGCACGGCTGAGCTGCCCACCACGGTTCTTCCCTCAGCGACCAGCGCTCGAACACCGTCCGCAGTGACCACTCGTGCTTCGACGGCGGCCGACCGATGACGGCCTCGACGAGCGGCACGATCTCCGGACGCTCCGACAACGCGCCGAGCCCGGTCAGAATCTCGGCGACCGCGTCGGCCGCAAACACTGCGACGTCTTCGGCATCCGCCGCGACGGGAACCTGCATCCGCCCAGACGGGATGCCGCCGCGGACGACGACCGTCGCCGACCACAGCAACGTGACGATGAAGTCGGCGGCGTCCAGCAGTTCGACCGGCACGGGCGGCGGTGCATGGAGCTTCCCACCACCGCCGCCCGGCTCCTTGTCGTACACCGTCGCGCGCAAAGGGTCCGTCTGGGACCGCAGGTGCGCGACCATGTCCGGCGCCGCCGCGAGCAGCGCCCGCGTCCGACCGAAGCACCGACCGCAGATCAGCGTTCCCGCGATCGCATCTCGCGGGACGCACCCTCGGCACGATCCACCGCCGTTCCACGACTCGCACGCCGCGAAGTGCTCACCGCGGCGCATGCATCCTCTCGCGCACGGTTCGCCCATCAGAACGGTTCGTCGTCTCCGACCGGCGCGGTGTACCAGCCCTCATCGGCGGGCGCGGCAGGCGCCGCCGGCTGGGCGGGCGTCGCGCGCTCACTGCGCGGGATGAGCGCGACGCGGGCTCGCTTGATCTCGATCTCAGCGCCGTGCTTCCCGTCCTTCTCCCAGACCCGCGGCTCGGCGATGCCCTCGGCAATCAGGCGTGTGCCCTTCTTGACGAGCGGCGCGTACATCTCGGCATCCCCACGCCACAGCGACACGCGATGCCACGTCGTCGGTCCGACGTCCTCCCATTTGCCCGTCTCTTCGTTCTTCCGCTGTGGCGTGTGCGGCACCGACAGCGTCAACACCGGGGTTCCGTCGCTGGTCCGCCGCAGCTCGGGCTCGTTCGCGACGAACCCTTCAACCTTGATTATCGAACTGCTCATGTGCTCTCTTCCTCCGCGGCTCGCGCTACGGGCTTCGTGTCAGACACCCGCTCAGATGCCCTGATCTCGACCGTGTGCCAACTGCTCGACGGCTGAAGCTTGTTGTCCAGCCACACGGTCGTCTCATCCTTCAAATCGGCGACGTCTGCCTGCTCGACAAACGCACGAAGGTGCCCGATCGTGAGTCCGCGGGCTGATCCATCCCAGACTCGTGCAATGACCTCGCGACTCTCGGTCACCAGCGCCTCGCGCTTTGAAATGCTCATGGCGTCCACCCGTCTCCCGCGTCCTGCATCGTGGCGAAGTGCCCGAGCCACGCGAGCGTCGTCTCCCCCGTCGACCCGTGCCGGTTCTTCGCAATCTGTACGTCGACCTCACCGGAACGCTCCGGGTCGTCGAGATCTCGCGACAGCAGCAACACCACGTCGGCGTCCTGTTCGAGGTCGCCCGACTCGCGAAGGTCCGACAGGGCCGGCTTTCGGTTCACGCGCTCTTCGCTCTTTCGGTTGAGCTGCGACAGCACCACCACCGGGATGTCGAATTCCTTCGCGATGAGCTTCATCGCGCGTGAGAACTCACCGACCGCCACCCGGCGGTCCTTCCTCGGATCCGCTGACTCAACGAGCTGCACATAGTCGACGACGAGCCCCGCCAGGTGTCCTTCACGAGCCACCGACCGGGCGTGCGCTCGGATCTGAGTCACCGTCTGGCCGGGCCGGTCGTTGATGAACAGCGGGAGTCGGACGATCTTCGCTCGGGCGTCGGCGGCGCGCGCCCAGTCTTCGGAGTCGAGAGCGCTGTTCATCAGTGCCGACATGTGCACTCGACCGAGCTGCGCGACGAGGCGTTTCTGTAGTTCCTCTTCGCCCATCTCGAGCGAGCAGACTGCGACGTTGCCGCCGTTCGCGAGCGATACGGCGAGGTTCATCGCCATGATGCTCTTGCCGGATGCTGGGCGCGCACCGATCACGTACATGGCACGCGGTCGCAGTCCGCCGATCATCCGGTTGATGGACGACCACGGCGTCTCCACGTACACGGGATCCTCGGCGAGCGTGGCGAACATGTCGTCAATGGACTCCCCGACCGTCCGGACCTTCCCGGTCTGCCGAGAGGCGACGGCGTCCACCACGGCGCGGGCTTGCTCCACCTGCTCTTCCGGGTCAATAGTGCGATCGGCGGCGATCGCCCGCACTCTCATTGCCGCCTCGGCCAGACGACGGCTCACCGCGTGCTCGGCGATCAAGGTCGCATAGAACCCAGCGTTCCATGCTGTCGCGACAGCAGAGGTCAGTTCGTGGAGATAGGCCGGACCCGCCGGAAACGGCAGCCCGGTCGACGCGATTTCGTCCCACGTGAGCACCGGGTCTGTGCCCTCACCGCGCAGCGCGAGCCGCCGGATCGCCTCGGCGATCGTCTCGTGCTTCGGGTCGTGGAAGTCGGCCGGCGGCGCGACGTCGAGGACGTCCCACACTCGACGCGAGTCGAGCATCATCGCACCGAGCGCGTATCGTTCCGCTTCGCGGTCGAAGTGCTCTATGTCACGATCCCCCGGCGATTTATCATCTCGACCCATGCGCGGTCGTCCTTCCTGCGTTCGTACTCGTCCTCGGTTACGCCGTGCTCGCGAAGCCACTTCTGCTTCGCCGTCTCGCCTGTCGGCGCGGCCGAGCGCGACGGTTTCCACCCCTTCTCGACGTTCCGCTTGTGCGTCTCCCGCACCCAGCGCCGCCATACCGCCGTCCAGTCCTTCATCCGCTGACCCTTGCCGCGATACCAGTCGATGAGCTGCGGTAGCTCGTGATCTAGGTTCACCGAGGGGCACTCGGCCCGCAGCTTCTCGACCTCATCGGCGGGCGGCTCCCAGTCCTCCGGGATCAGTGAGTCCGCCTCGATTCGCGGCCTCCGCTTCGCCGGGGCGCGCAATGCCCGGACCCTCACGTGCGTGAACGTGCCGATCGCACCGTCACTCTCACGCGTCAGCAGGATCCGCGTCGGCGCCGAGATCCCGTCAGGGACGATCAACGACACTTCGACCGCGCCCGCCCGGTACGTGTGCTCGGCGCGGCTCATGAGTCACTCTCGAATCGGACACCGCCGCCAGTCATCTGCTCGTCGTCGTAGACCTTGCGCTGCATCCGTGCCCGACCACACGCCCGACAAGGGGCGTCCGTCCCGCCTGTGGCGCGGTGTGCGTTGCAGAACGGTGACGGGGGCGCATGACGTTGGTCGTGAAGACCTCCCTCTCGCTCTCGCTCGCCCTCTCCACTCGCTCTCCCTCTCACTCCCTCTCCCTCGCCATGAGGGGTTCGCGAACCATTCATGAAGGGCTCGTGAGCGTCGTCGGGCGGGTCCGGATGCCGCGATCCCGGCCCCGGATGCTGCACCGCCGGCCACTCGGTGAGCTGGAAGTACGTCATCCCCGCGACGTCGTACAGCACCAGGCACCCGGCGTCGTCCAGCTCGAGCAGAATCCGATCCATGTCCTCGTCGCGCATCTCCCGACTCAGCGGGAAGATCGCCGCCGTCAGCAGGCGTGACATCGCCAGCTCTCGGCCCCAGTTGTCCGCGTACAGGCGAAGACCGATCTCCGTCAGCCTCGCTTCCGGTGACAACGTCAGCAGACGCGGATTCAGAAACGCGTCCGGTGTCACCGACCTCTGTCGCGTGATCGCCATCGTGTAGGTGCTCCCATCGGGCAATGCCCCGGTAGATCATTCGGAGTGCACGCATCAGCTCGTCGCTGGCGACGCGGAAGCACTCTGTGAAGCCGCGCCCTCGCGGCAGGATGTGCTCGGCGGCGTGCTCAGTCGCGAACGCCGGGTGAAACTCGGCATCCAGTTCGGCGAGCGCGGCCGTCTCATCGACGAGCGGCCGATCTCGCATCAGAAACACGACCTCGCCTCCCGTCTCGCACATCTCCCGGTAGCGGCGCGCACTCCGAGTGCGGCCCACCTTCAGGACGCCGTGCTCTGGCCAATACACGGCGTAGATCGTCGTCGTATCGTGTCGGCGCATGGCGCCCTCCTTTCAGGTGTTGTTCGCGAGTACGCGGCTGAGCACGCCCGCCGCTACCGGCGGCGACACAACGTCTGCCGCCTGTAGGAATGCGCTGGACCGTGATCCTTGCCACGGGTAGTCGGCATCGAAACCGACGAGTACGCCCGCTTCGGCCGTAGTGAGCCGCAAGCCGTCTTCGCGTTCCCACGAGCGAGACGATCCTGTGAGACACCACGACGGCCCGTCCGCGCTGAACGCGTTCCCACCAGAGGTGCGGCGTTGGCCTCGAGTGATGACCCGGTGACCAGGCGCCCAGCCGAGCGCGTCCGCCATGCTCAGCGTCGAACGGTTTAGAGTCAGCGCGGCGAGCGGCACGTGTCGAGACGCGACGAGGAACGCGCGGCGTCGTCGAGACGGCACGCCGTAATCGGCGGCCTCGATGGTGAACACGTCCGCGTCTTCCCAGCCTTGCGCGAGGAATTCGGCCGCTAGATCTTCCCACGCGAACTCCACGGCAGGGACTTGCTCGAAGACCGCCCATTGCGTACCCATCCCGAGCGCGAAGGCGCCGGCAATCGCGAGTAGCGCGGTTCGCCGGTCCTCCACGTCGTGGATCGACGAAAGCGCCTCCGACATCGGGATGCCCCAGCCGATCGACGTCCACACGTCGAGCACCTTCTGGTAGTCGTCACCACGCCCGGTGCGTTTGCCGCCGTCCGAGAACGTCGGACATGGCGGGGAGGCGATCAAGCCGGACGCGTCGGGGAAGCTGCGAGGCTCGAGAACGGATACGTCCATACGGGTGCGGCGGTGCCCAGCGGCCTTAGCAGTGGCGACCGCGTCACGGGAAATGTCGAACCCGCGGATATCGAGATTGGCGCCGAGTAACCGCGCCCCCTCGTCCCAGCCACCGGGGCCGGCGAACAGCTCGACAACACTCACCATGCTCCCTCCGGCGCGGACTCGAACCGCTGCCGCTCGTACGACTCGAAAGTGATCCGCGGGTACTTCTGCCAGTGCTCGAGCAGCTCTTCGGACGCGTACGCTCGCGCGCGAATTGACGAACCCATGAACAGGGAGATCGGGTCGATCCCAGCGGCCTCACCACGCCGGTTCAGCAACCTCGCGTTGCAGGTTTCCTCAGCGCGCAGATAGGCGCTGTACAGCAGCTCTTCGTACTCGGCTCGTACCTCGGCGATACGGTCGAACGCTTCGCGAAGAAATGGACTCACCGCACCTCCCCGGTGTCATCGGCGTTTCGTCGGCGCACCTCCGTGCGCCTCGTTGGTCTTCGAACAGATGCCGCCCGGCCGCATCGTTCGCTGCCCGCAGATGCGGCACCGTGGCGCCAACGCGTGGCGCTGGTCTATCCGCGCGAGGGCAGCGCGAGCCCTCGCGCGTGCCGCATCGTCGAGCCGCCAGCCGTCACTCACATCCGCTTCCTTTCGGTTCGGCGACGCCCGAAGCGGTGCCGTCTTCGTGCAGCACCACCCATCCGTAGAGGGCGTGCAGAATCGGCACCGTCGCCGGGTCGAACCCGGTCGGCACCATGAAGCCGAGCGCCGTCGCTTCGGCAGGGTGAGCATGCGCCCACCCGTGGCACCCCGTGGTGCCCGACCCGCACATCAGAACGACGTTCGACGGGTCATCGGAGCCATGACGGGATCGGAGCTTCCGGTGATGCCGTGACCCGTTCTCCCAGATGATGACTCCACACCGGGCGCACGCCTGCATCTCGCGGTCGTCGACAAGACGGTTCCGCTCAGCAAGCGCGCGCCCGGTCAGGACGTCACGAGACAGCGATCGTCCGGTACTCGCGGATCTTGTCGAACGAGACCCGGTCGACCCACGAGTAGCCAGTCTCGACGCTGACGGTCTTCGCGTTGAGTTTCACGACCTTGCGCCACCTGATGTCGTCCCGGATGTGCGTCACGCCCACGAGATCGTCACGGGTGAATCTCGGCCGCTCGATCTCCGCAATTCGTCGCTCTAGCGATGAGATCTTCCCCGACCACAGCTTGATCCGCTCGTCCGCGTCACGGTGCGCTTCAAACGCGCGCGACTGGGCGCCCTGCACTTTGCGCTTGGCACCCTGGGGACCGGACCCCCCGAAGCCGAGCAACCCGCCGCCCAGCTCGCGTGCCTCTGCCGACAGGCGCTCGGCGCGTTCCTTCGCCTCGTTCGCCGCGGCGAGTCTGGCACGGGAGTACGTGAGCTTCGCCCGCAGCTCTTCCGCGTTCATGCGGCAAGCAGGCGTGCGCGCTGTCGCTTCGACTCGCCCGGCCGCGCGTGGATCACCGCGAGCTTGTCGAACGTCGGCATCGCGTCGTAGTTCTTCTGCCGCTCGGCGGCCTCGGCCCGCTTCTGCTCTTTCGTCTTCGCCATCAGGTGCCCCTTCGATGAAAGCTCGCGGTCATCCCCTGGATGCCCTTGTTCGTGTTCATCAGCCCGAAGTGCTTCCGGCTGATCGCCTTCGCGATGTCCTCGACGTGGTGATACAGCGATTTCTTCGCCAGCCACTCGCGGTACTCCGCCTCGGCATCCAGCTCGGCGAGCGCCTTCGCAACGGTGACGCTGCGTTGCTTCTCGCCGTGCTTCGCGAGCGCAGCACTCTTGCGATTCGAGTAGGCGACCTCGGCGTCGTACCGCTCGTTGTTGACCGTCACCATGAAGTCGGCCAACTCGAACCCGAGATCTTCGAGTTCACGCATGAGCCGGTCGACCTCGGGAGGCGTCTCCGCGTGGAAGTTGCGCAGACGCTCCGCACGGGAGCGGAGATCCGCCCAGGTCGCTGTGACCGGGCGGATCTCCCCCGTGCTCGGGTCGGCGTTCAGCGGCTCCGCTTTCGCGGCGGCCGATTCCCGCGCGGCTTCGGCACCGGCTGGACCGTGAGCGGCTTCGACACCGCGGCGACCGCGGCGGGCGACGGCACTGCCCGACTCGCAGGCTCAGGAAGCACGATCTCGTCCGGCATGACGGGCGGCGACGTCCGCTTGGCGAGCACGTCGCGCAGGCGCCGCGTGAATGCCTCGTGCAGCTCGGCCGACTTGAGCGCCTTTGCCTCGCGCGCTTCGTCGAACAGCGCGTCGACATCCTGCTTCGTCTTCGCCGCGGCGAGGTCGGCGAGCCAGTCGCGCTCGGTCGCCTGCGGTGCGGGCGGCATCACGTACTCGGGTGCGCGGCGCGCCTGCACGAGCGGCTCGAGGATGTCGGCGAACATCACGCGGTAAGCGTGACGCTCAGCCTCGGCACCGAAGATCGACATCGGCTTGAGCACGCGTTTCGCATTCCACTCCTGCTCGCGCTCGTTGCGTTCGTCGTCATCCCCGATGATCTCGGCGTACTCGCTCCACGAGATCACGACCTCGCGCGGCCCCTGACCTTGGCGCTTGATGATCACCCGCCCGAAGTCGGGATGCTGGGCGCCGTCCGAGGGCAGGAAGTAGGGCCGCCAGTCGACGGACGCCGCCGATAGGTAGTGCGGGCCATCGATGCTCTCGAGCTGGCCGGACTCGAGCACCGCGGCGCGCGCCTCGGCGATCGTCAGACCCTTGCTCTCTTCGATCGGTTCCTGAATGGTCACGCAGCGACCCCTCTCACGGCGTTGATGATCCCCGCCGGGACGGGGCGGATGTGTCGTACCTCGGCGCGCTTCCCACGGGTCGGCCGGCGACGCGGCGGCATGAGCCGCGCGAAACGGTCGTTGAACTCGTGCCCCGGCATCGAATGGACCGTGTCGGGGTCGTGGCGGTAGATGAACTGCACGCTGCGGCGGCTGTTCGGGTGCGACAGGATCACCCCGACACTGTCCGTGCCGTGCGGGCGGAACCGCTGCCCCTTGTGCTCGTGCACGAGCCTCGCTGCCCGCTTCGGCTCCGGGAACTCGGCCGCCACCTCTTCGTCGGTGCGGACGCGGGCGTGCCGCGTGTCCGGGTCGGAGATGCGCTCAAAGATCGTCGTCGTCAGGCCGGTCATGCCGTCGCCTCTCTCTGGTAGCCGTTCAGGGCTCGCTCGATGCGGGCGCGCGACCGTGCCTGCGTGCGTGCGTCACGCTTCACTGCCTGAGCCTGGCGTCGCCGCTGAGCCCGATTCATCGGGATGGGGTCGTACGGGCTGGGGTTCTTGGTGCCGATCACGCGGCCTCCTGCTCTTCCGTGGTCTTCGCGGTCGGCGGCGCGATGACCAGTCGCGTGCCCGTCTTCGGCTTGCGGTGCTTCTTGGTCAGCTCGATGTACGCCGCGATCGTGTCGGGAGCCTCCTCGATCGCCTTCTCCTTGTCGAACTCCGTCGACTTGGTGATGGAGAACGCGATCGATCCGACCGTGGCGGTCTTCTTGAGCCCGTTCTCCGCGGCGCCCGGAGTCTCGGCGATCCAGTCGCGCACGACCTGCTCTGTGCGTTCGATCTCGCGCTTCGCGGCGATGTTCTGCTCGACGGCGTCGCGCACGTGCGGCGGGATATCTGAGTCTTCATCCGGGCATCCGGCCTTGACCCAGTCGAGATAGTCGTCGGCCGCGTCGATCAACTGAATGTGTCGCACGTGGTCGAACGGCACTTCGACGAGCTGCGGCTCGATCGTGAGCGGCATCCCGTCCTCGTCGAACCGCTGCCATGCCACCGCTGACCAGCCGGCGCCGAGCACGAACCGCTGCCACAGGACGTCGTCGATGATCTTCTGCGGCAGGCCGTTCGACCAGTCCTCGGTCGTCGTCTTGATCTCGACGAACGCGCCTTCGCCGTCGTCCCACAGGAACGTGTCCGGCGTCGCGAGGTAGCGGCGGTCCCCGCCGTGCGCGTAGAGGATGCCCGACGCCGGGATGCCGTAGTGCTCTTCGACCCACGCGGCGATGCCAGCCTCGAACGCGTGACCGCGCTCCGTGGCGTCGTTGCCCTTGAACTTCGGCGTAGCGCCGGTCTTGTCGTTGTGCACCGCGCGCTTCGCGGCCAGCGTGCCGGACACCAGTCGAGTGACGTCGGTCTTCGTGACCCCGCGCCCTCGCTCGGCGTACCAGCGTTCCTTGTCTTCGGACGAAACGATCGCGATCGGTTTCGGGTAGCCCATTCGAGGTCCTTTCAGATGCGGGGCGTCGGCCCCTGCGTGTGGCGCACCGCGAAGAGGATCGCGAGCGTGATTCCTGCGACGAGCAGCCACCATGCGATGACTGACCAATCGATCTCGGCGGGCATCAGTCGGCCAGCGCCGCAGCCATGACGGTGACTTGACCGCCCTCCCAGACGCGATCGAGCAACGCGCGGTGCGTGCTCGGCACGTACCCAACGGGCTGGTCATCGTCCACGCCGTACCGGGCGATCCACTCGCGGGAGAGCATCGGCGTCAACGCCCCGACCCCACGGACCAGTGCGACGCCCTCGAGTCCTTTTGACGCGAGGAACGTCGCGACGCTGATCTGTCCCGGCGGGTCGACGGGCGGTCGCTCCCGTTCGGCATCCGTCGCGGCCAGCTCGCCGACGCTTTGCTTCTTCGTCGCGGTCGTCGCGACTTCCATCGCGAGCGCCTCCGCGATCTCGGCGCGCCGTTCGTCGGTCAGGTGATCGGCGATCACCGCGAAGGCGCGAGCGCGATCCATCAGACGGGCGCTCATGCCGCGTCCCGGTAGCGAGGGATGGACCGCATCGTCTTGTCGATCGAGCGGCGGCTCTTCTCCTGAGCCTCGAGCCGGTCCGTGTACGCCTTCCACTCGGCCACGGTCATGCCGTTCCTGGCGGCGAGCGCGGCCAGAGTCGTGCATACTTCGAGCGCCACTACGGGCGCGGGTGCAACGGTGCTCAAAGCCCCGTCCTTTCGTCTTGGGCTCGCCCGTTGCGCGCCCCAGTGACCCGAGCAGGAATCGAACCCGCACCCGGCGCCCGACGTCATGTCGGGCTCGCCGGCCACCACTTGGCCGGGCCTCCTGATCCGACCGGCACACGGGTTACGCGTGTCGGAAGACGAGACGAGCGGTTGGGCGGGCTCGGCGGCCCGGCGGGTGCGCAGGATCGTTCGCCTGCGTGCATTCCCCTCGTCGATGGACACGGCAGTGCCTAGCTCTTAGCCGGTCGGATCGTTCCTCTGTGGAGTTGCAGTTCTCTTGCCGGGCGGATCGTGGGCGACCTGAGCGGCCTACCGTTCCGGCTTCTTGTGCTCGCGTGCCCGATGAAGGGCGGCGGGAGCTATGCGGCGATCGGGTGAACGGTGCGCCCGGCGCATCCGCGC